GGATTGCCCACATCATTTTTGACTTCGATCTCAGGCAGGGTGCCTATGTTGACTGTGCCGTCTACCGTCTGTGTTGCTGGGAAGTTATCTACACTCACAGTTCCATCTACTGTTAAACTACCATTGTTATCTGTAACTGCTATAGGTTGATTAAGAGTTACATTAGGCATAGTTCCTATATTAACTGTTCCATCAATAGTAAGCGGATTAGACGCTGTGTATTCAGCATCGTTTTCATCGTAAAGATGAGTGTGAGTGAATAAGGGATCGTCATCAGTGTTATGTACTGTGACTATACCTGGAATATTAACATCACCATCGATAGTAATGTCGCCTTGAATGTTTGACAGCACACGAAGAGCAGGCTTGCCCTCACCGGTGTAGTCCATAGCCATAGTCAAGTCATTTGTGTTTGGCTCCGAACTATGAACATAACTTGTGCTGTTAGGGTTTAGATTTCCCATTTAGATTAACTCCATGGTCTTTGTGCTACAAGAGGTCCTGTGTTTTCATCATCGTCAGCGTTGGAGTCATTGCCTTCATATGGATTGGGCAATCTGTTCTTGTTCCAAGTGTATTGTGCTTTGCCTTCACGCTGACGTTTCACACTGGCAATTCTGCCTTTGCGTTCCTGTCTTTCTTCTTTGGTCCCACCGGGTTCGTCAATACAGATGATGGTGTCACCATCCACAAGTCCCAAGTTGCCTTCTCCCACAGCAATGGGATCGTTACCATTAGCACCATCTGTGATACTGGTATTTCTTTTCAGCACAATGTCATAGTCGTTGCTTGTGAGAACTCCAACAGTTGGATCTTCGTCGGCAAGAATAAGATTGATAAGACTCACAAATGTTGCTGTGTCAGCCGCAGTGATTGTCCCTACCTTGCCTGTTAGGCCTTTGTAATTTAATGTTAAGTTTGCCATTATTCACTCTCCTTGTTCATCACGTCAATCATGTCCGCATGTGGGTCTGCTTGACGCTGTTGCAAATCATTGTAATAGTCTCTAAAACCTTTGAACTCTGGATACATGCTGACCGAATCTGCTCTTATGTCTGCTGGATGTTTTGCATAATTTATTCCACCGCCTGCTTTGGTTGTGACCGAATCAACATCAGCATATTTTTCATCCGGCGAGTTTGAATACTGAGTGGCACTCTTTTTATCTAAATCATCAATCTGTCTAAATCTGTTGGCGTCCGTAAATCCTGGTGACTGTTCTTTGTCAGCCACTTTATCTTGCTGTATCACTTTTAAAATTTTTTTAATTAACTCTATTGCATCCATTATGCTACCTCTATTGATATATTACCTGATGGTGGTTGTGTCATTGATGCTTTACTTTTTATCACCACACCACCTGTTTTAAGTTCTCTGTTTGGCCACGTAATATTGGTAAACCAGTCGCCCGCCTTGTTAATTGAATTTCCTACTTTTATAAAGTTTTGTTGTAAACATTCTCTGATAAACGGTTCAAAGTTGGGCATTGCTTGTTTATCTTTGTTAATTTCTTTAGCAATTATCTGATTCAAAAGATAATTCAAAATATATGCCACAGGGTAACCTTTATTTAAATTTTCTTCTGCTTTACCACTCACATATATTTTACGCACATTATCCAATATTTTTTTGAATTTAGGAAACTTGTTTATGTCTTTTGCTGTTGGATTTGTTTTGAAGAATTCTAGTATTTCTTGAGATGTAACATTTACTCCTACAGAATTACAATCAGTACTACCGTTGTCACCTAAATATTTTACAACACGATATGGATTTGTCTTGGTTTGACTGCCAGTTTTTTCTGTAACAATATTCATAAAGCCGGTCTCGACTCTGTTTTTAGAATTATTTTTTAGGCTGTTTGGTATCTCAACATTGGCTATGCTGAATGCCGCACCTTTACCACCTTTACCACCTTTGGTTGATATCATAACAGAATTTCCAGATGATTCATTTTTAAAAGTTGCCACTACTCCCAGCGTGTCTGCCAGTCCAAATGTTTTTCCTGCTGGAAAATTAACTTTCATCTGATCAATTGGAGATCCTATGTGTTCAACAAATGCTTCTTTGGCTCCACTTACCCAATTTGCTTTGCCATACAACATCATCAATATTCCAATGTACTCTCCTGCATTGTCTCGGAAGTTTTCTATACCACCTTTGTAGGCCGAAAAGTCTGGCACTTTGGGTGCATCACTAGTTGTAGGTATAGTTTTTATAAATTCAATTATTTTTTGTCCAAACTCATCATTTTTAAGAGTTGAATTTAAGACTGTTTTGAAAAGTTGTTCTTTTGTAAAATCTTTACCTTCCAAACCCAAATCCGATGGTTGTGTTTTGTACGAAATTTTTCCACCACCTTGTCCTTGATAATCGGGCTGTTGTCCGCCAAACTCATTGGTTTTCATCAGAGGTCCTGATGATTGTGTGAACGTTAAAGGTCCTTGATCTGATTGTAAGGTCAGTGTTGGTTTGTTTCCTTTTGGAGTTTCTAGATATTGTTTTATCCAGGCATCAAATTTTTGAGTTGCTTGGGGATCTGTGATTTTTACAGGTTTGCCGTTTTCGTGTGTAAAAATACCACCAGTTTCCAGTTTGTTTCTAAAAATGGGTATTCTATTTTTTTTTGGATCATTAACATATGCAGTAATTGTGTTACCACTTAAAAAAGCCTTTGTCGATCCTTCCACTATATTAAATTCTCTGTAACGCATAGGAGTATTTAGCGGTAGGATAAATATACTTTTAGTATGCGATCCTCTCGACACACTAAAAAAATCATCCGACACACCCTAGAAGGAGAATCTGCTTTTGCTGAAGTTGATTTAGTGCGATTCATGGATGAGGCACTGAAATCACCCAACAAAAGATATATTATAAAAATTCAATTAGATCGTTGGACAGATCAAGCCTGTAAACATTGGGAAGGCATAATACACAAAGAGCCCCATTGGAAAAATTTACAATTTAGATATTTTACGAAAAGTAAAACTTTTAGATTTGAGATGTGTTGAAACCTTTTATGTCTCTTTCGACATAGGACTCGCCTTCTATTCTAAAATCAATATTTTTTGGAACCCATTCAGTAGGCGGTGTTTCAAAGTCATCAGGATCGATTTTGTTCCACAGTATTTCAAATATTGCTTCTGCTGGATCTTCATCATCTGAAAATTTTTCAGCATCTATCCATACTTTTTCTCTGTTGTATTCCAACAGTCTTTGATAATCCCAATACTCTTTGAGATCGTCATAATTTGCTTTTGATATCATGCTTTTATTTAGACTCTTGGTCAACTTCATTGTCTGATTGTTTAACTATGTTGTTGGGTTTTGGGATAGGCAAACCAACTCTGTTGAACCATCTATTATCGTCTGTTTCGTATACATAACTGAAGAAATTATTACCGTCTAAGCCTTTGACAACAGTTCTTCTTTTGAAGATTTTTCCTCTATAGGTAGAACCATCAGCATTGACCAAATGCACTTTGCCATTTATATCTCCGTATATTCTGTCGTTGCCTAAATTACTTGCTATAGGACCTGTAACAGTTTCTTCAGGTTCTTTCTGTGTGATTGCTTTTAAATTTTCTAATATTTGTTTTGATTTTTCGCTCATTCTAATACCACATATCCGCCGCCACAACATAACGATCTTGTTTTGATTTTAATATTCCAGGTCGGTGCCAATAGTGACTCGGGTAAATTACCCATTGACCGATCCTTGGAGGTTCCATGTGCCTGTCTTTGCCTTCTGGTCCTTGCATGGCAAATTCTGTGCCACACTCATCCAACACTTCAGGTAGATGCACATAGTACACGCCACTTAAAGATTCTACCTGTTTGTTGTGATGGTGATGATGCCATAGATCATCTCTGGCTTCCTCGAATTTTAGTGAAGTCTGGTAACTCCAACTTTGCACATTTTTGATTTGAAGTTCTTTGCCTGCATACATGAAACAGCTCATAATAAAACTCATTTTAAGTTTCATCCAGTGTGCACCAGGCTCACCCAATATATTCACATTGGTTTGATATTTTGGTGAGTTAGTAAAATATTTTCCTTGTTGTATGAGATTGGACACATCAGCACACATATGATTTCTGTCAGCATCGCTGATGTGTTGATTCCAATCATACCATTTTAAATCTGGTTTCATCTATTTCTTTATGCTTAAATCTTCCAGCATTCTTTGTTTTTTTCTATTGTATGAATCATTTGCCATGGTGACCATCATGGATATCAAAAACCAAAATCCCAGTGTGGTCAAGTACAAGTATATGTTAGATTTAACCAACAATACAGGGCTAGCCAACACAGAGCTGATCAATATCTGTTTCCAAAACAGCAGGATTGGGCTCACAAACATTTCATGCAATATAAACTTAATTCTGTAATACATATTGCGTCCTCCTTAACAACATCAGTATAGCAGAATCAAATGCATTTGTCAATGCCAGAATTATAGTACCATTTAATAAATACTTCAAAACAAGGAGACTTTATGGCTAAAATGAGAACATTCCATTTTTGGAATGAAGCAGGTGATGAAAAGGACACAGAACAATTGAGTTTATCAAGAGCAGTAAAATCTGTTCAAGGAGATTTTAAAGATTCAGTCATTGGCGTCAAGTACATCACTAAAAGAGGCAAAGAAATTGAAGACGCAATCAAATTACCCTGGGGTAGAAAAGTTAGACAAGCAATTGAATCTGAAAAGAAAAGAGCCGCATTGAAGGCCAAACAAAAGAGATAAAACATGGCAAAACTAGCGAAATCGTACATAGCTCACATCAGCACACCTAAGAAAACCAGCCAGGCTGGAAAAAAAAGCAAGTGCAAATTGAGTTCTATGAATAAATCGAAAAAACGTAGTCTTAAATTTAAAGTGGGACAAGGAAAATAAAACATTAACCAAATGTTCACAAAATATGTCTGACACTATCAGAGTTGGATCAAGACAATCACCCTTAGCCATCATTCAGGCCCAAGATGCTGTATCCAAGATAGATTATCCTGCAGACATTGTGACCATGTTGGAAATTGCTGACCAAGACCTCAGCAGACCCGTGCATGAAATGGGAGGCAAAGGCATGTTCTGTACCAAACTGGAACAGGCACTGCTGAACAATCAAATTGACTGTGCTGTACACAGTGCAAAAGATTGTGCCACTCAAGAAACTGCTGGCACTGATCTGTTAGGAGTGATCTACACAGGCGATGCAAGAGACTGTGTGATAGGAGATCATGCTCTTGAAGATTTACCACCAGGTTCAATCATAGGAACTTCTGCACCCAGGAGAACCGAAGCCATCAAAATTATCAGACCCGATTGTGTGGTGATGCCAGTGAGAGGCAACATCAACACCAGACTGAACAAAATCAAAACAGGCGAAGTGGATGCACTGATTCTGGGACACAGTGTGGTCGACAGAATGAAATTGGATGTGCCACATCATGTGATCGAAGAACACACAATCCTGCCAGCCGCCGGAGCAGGCAAGGTGGTGATACAGATTAGATCCAACAGTGACATGGCCAAAGCCACATGGTATCCTGCTGTGGATTTTTCTTCCACTCAGGAGTTGTGGATTGAGAGGGGAGTGTTGCGAGCCATAAATGGTGACTGTCACACGGCTGTGGGAGTGAGAGCTCGAGTCACACAACACAATGAACTTCAACTGCAAGCCATGTGTGTGCAGGACAATGAACTTAAATTTTTTCGATTGATTGGCAATCTATCAGATGCTCCTGCCATGATAGAAGAAATGGCTATCAAAATACTGCCTTGACAGTTGGGTAAATTCATTGTAATATATAGATATGTGTTTGTTGCATACAAGGTATGCTAAATACATATACGTTCAGGCATCAGCCCGGAAGTAGGTTTTACCGAAGGAACGCACCTAACTTTAACAAGGAGGGTGATATGAGCAGATTCACTCATTTATTCAAAAAGCGAGCTGAGGAGAGTAATCTCAAGGCAAAGATCAAAGCACTGTTTGGTGCCAGAAGCGAAGTTGATATAAATGCAAACGGCACTGGTGGATATGTGGTCAAACATGGAGCCAACAAAGGCAAAGTTTTAGCACATCAACCAAAAAAATCTACCAACAATTGGTAGACACAAAATCAGCATATTGGGGGTGTAAAACCCCCCAATAACACATCATTTAATGCGTCATATCTGCCCATACACGGGCCTACAACACAAATTGCACTCACAGTACTCTGAGCACTTTATGGAGTCCAATATGCGATAAATATCAATCTTAACAACTCAACAAAGGGAGATAGGCTATGAAGGCAATACTAACCAAAATCACATCCGTGATTGAAAAAATTAAATCGTTTTTTGTCGGAATGTACAACAGATTGGAAAAATTTGTTGACAGAATCGTCGGCGGTTTAAAACACTAATCTACAGCAACTAAAACTCAATCCAAGTATTGATGATGTACTTGGCACTGCTTCGGGGCGGATTGCCTCGGTGCAGGTGAGTGTAGTTGCCAGGATAAATCAACAAGGTTCCTTGCACTGCTGGTTCTAGACGCGAGTAGTACAAAAATTCTGTACCACCGCCCTGCTCCACAGTGTTGAGGAACAGTTGAACATTCAACAGTCTACTGCTGTTTTGGCGACCTTCCTGTTCCCAATGCCACACATGATATCCTGAACCCACATCTGTCTTTTGTATTTTAAGTTCATTGATGGACAATGGTGACTGTGTGCGTAAGGATGAAAATTTTTCTGAATATATTTCGAAATACTGCCATGCACGTTGTAAAAAATAATCCTGTATCATGGGCACCCCTATAAGGTTCATATCCATCACACCCGAAGTGACCAAGCGTGTGGTGTTGACATTTATAGTGTCCTGTATGTGTGCCAGTGATCCATTCAATTGCTGTCTGCTGAAACCAAAACCCATCTGGTCCATCTTTTCAAAATAGTTAATGGCTTTTTGGCACCACTCCGGTTCGAATGCATTTTCAAATTTGCCCACAAAGTTGTCCAACGAGACCTTGAGGTTTTGTGGTAGCGGTAGGTTTTCTTTGGTGTTTTCAGACATGCTGTTGTATATATGGGACTCATCAGGCGTCCGCTAAAAAAATGGTTTTACGCTGTCGCGTTTCCGCTTCGCGGAATTGAATTTTCGGCGCTACCGCATTGCGGCTTTTTGGCTTCCGCTCTGCCTAAAACAATGTTTATTTTGTTCAGAAGTTTTGACTGTGTATTTTGGTAAAATGAGTTCTACTGATCGTTATCATCCAAGTTGGTTAAAAATTCTCTCAACTTGGTTGAATCTGTTTTGGGCTGTATTCTTCCTATGCTGTCACCTTTTGTAGGGTCTGGCGGAGTTATTGGTTTTCCTGCTTCTACACTGTTGTCTGTGTTTTCGGGTGTAACTTTTGATCCTTGTTTGATAGATTGGAATATTGTGCTCTTGCGTTTGTCAAATTCCTGGTACTCGGAATCATCTGCAAGATCTCTTATTCTTAAACTATCTAAATCAAATTCTAAATCAATTTTCATTCCTACTCCACTAGATGATCTTGTTTTCATAAGTTGTATTTGATATCTTCCACGTTCTCTCATTGCTCTAGATGTGAATATACCAAACACATTATCAGCAGTTTGTATTTTACTTAATCCTCCCGATATGTGCGAATGATCAAACTCTATTTCTTCAACAGCACCTCTGTTTAATTGTGCGGCTGTGACAAACACTGTGTTCAATTCCATTGCTAGATTACGCAGTTCCTCAGATACAAATTTGTCTTTGATAAACAAATCACTTGGAGAAACTTTTCTACTGTTGGGCATCATAAGATCCAAATAATCTACAAGCAATACATCAACCTTGCTGTTTGTTTTTATTTCATATTCTTTGATATATGATCTGATATCGTTTGCGTTTTTACCACTTGGCATGTATTTGATCTGAAACTTTCCTGCTTTTTTACCAATCATTTTAACTTTCATCTCTACACCATCTAAGTCTTTAAAAATCTCTTTAGTAGGAATATCAGTTAGCATTGAATCTATTCTCATACTGACCAATGGTTCACTTAATTCGAATGTTAGATAAACCACATTCAAACCTTCTAATGCCCAATTGCAACCTAAGTTAGCAAGGAATAAACTTTTACCTGCACCAGATCCACCTGCAAAAATATTCAATTCTCCTTTGTTGAATCCACCAAATAATCTTTTGTCTAAACTTTCCCAGCCTGTTTTTACTTGACCATTTTGATCTTTTAATCCTAGCAGTCTACCTTTAGGATCTTCAAAGTAATCTGTTCCTATGTCTTTGTGTAATCCAATCTGTACAGCGTCTTTGACCAACACTTCAACAGGACCATATTCACCTTTTTCTAACATGTCTGCTGATTTTAGTATTGCTCTTTCTAAACTTTTGTGTCTAACAAATGTTTCAAAATCATCTAACAACCAATCAAAGTGTTGTTCGTTTAGTCCTGTGGGAATTTCTAAGTCTGATTTACAACTAGAATTTACAATGTCTTGTGTAGGAAGTGCATTGTGTTTAGTCACATATTCATTTACGAATTGTGCGGCATCTTGTAATCTTCTATCAAACAATGTGTGATCAAATATAGATTGACAACGCACAAATGTTTCTGCATTGCTCAACATCATTTCAAGATATACTTTTTGTATATCGTATCCGTATTCTTTGTTTTGTTTAGACATTGTTGTTATTATACCACATTTTGTCAGAGTTGTCAATGTGCTTGTTGTATTTGGCACACACAGCACCTATGCATGACCCAGGATCTCCTGGATTCTTTGGCACCCATATATCATCCCAAACTGATTCCAATTTGGTTCTAGCAGTTCTATTCAACGCACAACCTCCTACTAGAATAATGTTCTGTGTTGGTATGTTCATTTGTACCCAAGAACTGGCACACATCAAAGTTTGTTCAAAAATGTGTTGGGTTGTTGCCGCCAAGTCTGCCAAATCTTCTTCAGAATTTAATTCTGGTCTCCACCAATTACAACCTCTGTGTAAATTTTCTCTTGTTTTAAAAGGCATTCTGGTTTTAATAATTTCTTCCATCATTATTCTATGATATTTTCTCCAGTTGCCCTTTTGTGCTAACTGTTCTAGTTTGTATTCTTCTGCGTTGGCTTTGAATCCACATCTTTGAGTCATTGCTGAATAAAATAAACCAATACTGTGCGGATATCGTTGACTGTATTTCTTTTCCAGTTTATCACCATGACCATGCCATATTGTGTATGTTTCAAACTCACCAATTGAATCTAGCACAATCACTGCGGCATTTTTGTAAGGAGATGAATAATATCCATAAGCCGCATGACTGTGATGATGATCCATATATTCTATAGGCACGTGTATACCTTGTCTTTGTAAAAACTTCTTAACATTGTTTTCTTTAAATGTCCAACCTTGTCCTGCTGTCAATTGACGCACTGATTTTTTGAAAGGTTTTTCATACCAAATAATTTTTGCCGGATGAGCCCATCTGGCATTGGATCTCACATGGGCCAGCATTTCTGGACATAGATTTGGATCACCAGGTACTCCACTAAAGTCTGAACTCTTACCTGCCCAGTGTAGGTATAATCCGTATTTGTCTGTCAGACCTTTTACGTGATATTCCATGACTGCCAAACTGGCATCATGATTATTTCCTGTTATTCCCCAAACTATCATCTCTCAATTACCCATGCTCTGTGATAGAAGTCGTCTATATTTTTTTGAATCAGCGACTTGGCTAAATCATTGGCTTCTAGTTTAGGCATAGGCCCATGCTCCTTTTTTGTCGAAGGATCTAACGTTTTAATATTGTTAGGATCCTTGTGTATTCCTTCTATTACGTAGTACATCCTACTTGTAAATAAAAGGATCTCTCTTTTGTAACTCTTTTATTCTTTTTCTGTATTTCCATTTTTGAATTATTTTTCTAAATGGGGATAACAAAATTTGAATAACTTTTCTTATGAAAACCATTTTTTCATCCTCAGTTTGATTTTTAATGTTGATTGCTCAGCAAATTTAACTATTGAATAAAGTGTGTGCAATCTCCCATATTTAAGCACAGCATCATTCACATCTTTAACATCTTGATGCCAATCAGGCATACTCACACTCCATCCAGACTCGATAGCCTGTTCAACCAATTTTATTCCTGCGTCATCTCTGTCGGGCATCACAATTACGTGTTTTCCCATGCTGTTTAGCAATATCTCTTGTTGCTGTTTTACTTCACTGCCCAACAATCCTACACCATCTATGCTCATTGCATCTATTGGACCTTCCACAGCAATAATAAATTCTCTATCATCATTTTGATTATCTAAATTAAAAACATATCCCGGCTGTTGTTCGGAAATATATTTTACCTTACTATCGACAACTTTTCTTGCAGTATAGCCTACTATGTCTGATCTATAATAAAAAGGAATAATCAATCTATCACTGTATGCAGAGTTAGGAGTCCAATAAAATTTAAAATCTAAATCTGCTAATTTTCTTTGTTCTAAATATTGTAAAACTTTGACAAAGTTTTTATCTAGCCCTGATGGCTCCAGTGCTTTGTAGTCAGCCCACTCTTGCAACTGTTTAGCACCTTCCGGCAATTCTTTTTTTTCAAATTTTGGTAACTGAAGTATTGGTGCATTACCTGTTTGCTCTTCTTTTAGTTTTAAAACTTGCAGTGCTAATTTTGTAATTGTGTCATCTGGTGTGTTTAACCATTTCAACAGTTTACGTAGTTTGTATGAAAGATTTCTACCAGGTTGCCAACTTGCTGTGTACCCACAATTAAAACAGTGATAACTGATCCCGCCATCTGCATTATTAATCAATCCGCCTCTCTGTCTAGAATCTGTTGTGGTGCCATTATGTTCGCAACAAGGTGCATTGAAAGAAAGCCATCCGCTAGGAGTTTTCTTTCTTTTAAAAGGCAAATATGCAAGTAGTGTATCGTAAACAGAGATCATTTACGATATTATATTTTATTTTTTGGTAAAAGTCAATTAGTTTCTAATTAATATTTTGGTAATATCATTGTTGTAGTCTTCTTCTATGTCAACTTTATTGGTAGTGTGTTTTATTCTAATGTTAGTATACACACCATTGAAATTTACATATTTCAATTTGTCCGAAGAAGTTACGTCTATTTTAGCAACATCTGACCAATATGTTGACTCAGATACTTGTGAGTCAAGTGTTGCCTGCACAGTGATACTGCCATCCGCACTGTTTAGATAAAATGCCGCTGTGTGAAGTGCTTCATTGCCATTAATGGCAGGTTCGGCTGTGATTGCTTCTGATAAAAACACATCGCTACCGTCTGATTCTTGGCTTAAAGATGTAACACTGTAAGATCCTAATGGTCCTGGAATTTCGCTGGCATCTAAATACACCGATCCTTTACTTTCAAAATGAGAATTGCTATATGTTAATACTCTTTCATTATTAGTGTTGTCAATTAATTCAATGGTGTAATTTAAAAATTGTGATTGTAAATTTAATAAGTCATTTTCGCTGATCATCACAGTAAACATGCCAACCTTGCTTGGTGTTGCTGTTTCTAATATAGTAACATCTTTCTCCACCACCATTCGTGTGTTTTCATCAAACATTTTAAATTTAGGTGTGTAAGAATTAAGAATAGACACCGGTTTCTGATCTGCATTAATGATCTTGAACTGGATTTTGTTGTCTATTCCTCTAAAAATATTTAATCTTCTCTGATACAATGATTTATACTCCGTTACTTGTCCTGCCACATTTGCGGTAAGCAGTACACTGTTATTTAATAAATATCTCTGAACTAATTGCATAACTTTTATTAATATTTATCACATGCTAAGAAACGAAATAGAAACCAAGTTTCCCTACATAAGTGTAGTAGAATACGGCGGAAAAGAGTATGTAGGAGTGATCAACAATCAAGATAACTCTGTAACAAGTGTGTATGTTTACACCGATTTACTCACAGAAATAGAGAAAAAAGACTTTTTAGAAACTTGTGAAGCATGGTGGTGGGAGTCTAATCGCATGATACCTATTGGAATTTTTATGCGTAAAGAAATGCAAAGATACAAACATGTAGTGATGATAATGGCAACCAAAGATGTCAGAGTATTGATAGGTCCATGCACAAATCTTAATAAGTTAGCAATCAAACGCACCAAACGTAAATCAGTTCAGTTAGTCAGACAGCCTAAATAAATTATTTTTTATCTTTTTGAATTTGTTCACAGATAAGATTCATGTGAACCACTACTGCTACTGCATATGAAACTGCATGAGCTTTTTTAAAATAATAACCTTCAGATGGTTTAGTCCATACTTCATTCATTATGGTGTCCCAGTCTTTGTTTAGCAAATATCTTTTGCTTGGTCTTATTATTGCCAATACTGCCGCTAATTGTTTGATATTTTTTGGTTTTAGTGTTTTTAATATTTCGTTGTGTCCGTTTAAATGAAACACTTGATCGCTGAAATCTTTCGCTTCTAATAATTCCCACACAGGTTCGATATTCATTAAAGTCTCAAGATGTTTTTCGTCACGCACTTTGTCATAGATACTTACATTCAATAAATCAATTTTAAAATATCCACGTTCCTCTGCTTGTTTATAATTGAGTGTACTCACATTGTCTAACGGGTTGTGGGGAACTTCTGTGAAGTACACACCAGTATTGTGTTTTTTACCTGTGTCTAGTTTGGCAATTCTGTGCTTTAACTTTTCTAACAATATATTTCTGTCTGCAAAATCTATATCTATATCAAACATTTCTAATCAGTCCTAATTTTTTTACTCTTCTTGTGTGTCTACCTTTTTCAAAATTGGTTTTAAAAAATGCTTCTATCATATGTTTTGCATGATTGAAATCTGTGTAGTCTGCACCAATACATAATACATTCATATCGTTGTGTTGTCTAGCCTGTTCCACATCAAAGACGTCAAAACATACTACCGCTCTTGCTTTTGAAAATCTGTTTGCCTGGATAGCCATACCAAAACCGCTTCCACATATCAAAATACCTTGATCAAATACACTCATATTTTCACCAACTTTTACAGCAATGTCATTGTAATCAATTCTTTTTGGCTTGTATGTACCAGCATCTTGAAATACTGCAATGTCAAATTTACTATCACATTCTGAGTCAATCGGACACAACCATGTTGATATTTTTTCTTTTAATTCGAAACCTCTATGATCCGATCCTATTATTACATCACGCATTTATGACCTCTCTTAATTTTGATTTTGGAGTATTAATATTTCTTTTTTCACAAATAGATTCAAGCACACACAAATCGCATCTAGGAGATTTCGATGTACACACTCTTTTGGCATGAGTAATCAACTGCATGTGTGCGGCGTATTTGTATTTGTCAGGTGTAGTGTCATTTACAATCACAGCACTTTTGCTTTCATCTAAACTGTCAGTCCAACCCAGTCTCCAAAGTAACCTAAACACGTGAGTATCAACTGCTATGTTAGGCGCTCCCCAAACGAATCTCATCACTATGTCAGAACTTTTTCTTCCTACGCCCGGCAATGACATTAATTCTTTTTGTGTTTGTGGCACTTTGCCTTTGAAAGTTTCTAGAAGCATTTTACTGGTTGCGAGTATATTTTTACTTTTTGCTTGAAATAATCCTGCTGGTCTTATTGCTTCTATTATTTTTTCTTGTGATAATTTTAACATTTTTTCTGGTGTGTCGGCTAATGCGAATAATTGTTTGCAGGCAACAGCAGTTCTGGCATCTTGACTTTGTGCTGATAACATAACTCCTATTAGACTGGTATAAGCCTTTTTGTGTATTTTTGCCGCAGGTTTTTTATTTGCATATTTGGGCCAATATTGACCTAGTTGTTCATATAGAAAAGTAATTTGTTCTTGAGTTTTCATAGAGATGATTGTTTAACTATTTCTTTCACAAGTTCCACATCTGCCGGAGCCCGTCTAAATCTTAATGCCCAGTGTTGAGGATCCAACACATAAGACACAATTTGTAATTGTTCTTCGTTGAATCTTTTTAACATATCCTTGCCTGTGGTGCAATTCAAAACCAACCACGGAGATATTTTGCCGTCTTTTATATCTTGGGTAGCTCTGTTTGAACTTGCATACTTAAAATAATGATCCCAAGGTGCTCCTTTTTCATCTGACCATTCCATTAGATTTTTAATGGATCTTTTCACAGCATCTTCGACTCTTTCTTTTAGGATAATATCTAGTGCATAAGTTTGATACAGTTCTTCCCTACACCAATGATCCAACTTCACTCCAGATGTAACAACGTAGTCTATAAATTTTTCAGGATACAAAGGCTTTACGTTACTGAGAAAACTGCCAAATTTTACAAATGCTGTGTAGTAAGGACTTTTACAAAATTGTTGATAAGTTTTGGGTTCATCTTGATTCTGACACAATTCATAGAATCTAATATATGTCTGATAGCCCAGTTGTACTCTGCGTTCATCTTTTTGTGTAAATCTTCTTTTTTGTTCACACATATGAACAGTTAATGTTTTTTCTCGTGTAAATTTTGCATTACAGTGTTGACATGAATATGCTGGTTGTGTCATTTTAATGTTTTCTTAATTTGTTCTTTGGTCAATCCTAAATCTTCAGCGTATTTTTTTATATCTTTAGGATCATTAATATTGCATAATAATTCAATTTCATCTTCTTTTAAATTTTGATAAATCTCTTTTAAAAACTTTGCTGTTTTATTCTTTCCAGCAGAATCTTTAAATTTATATCCAATCCATTCGTGCCATTTAATTTGTTTGTCATCGTCTTGTGTGGCGCACAGTAATTGCCATAAAAGTTTTTTGTGTTTGCTGAGTGTAAAAAAATGTTTGTTATAGTATTCATTTGTTTTTAAAATTGTTAGTTCTTGTTTGGCTCTAGGACCTTTTATAGCACTTGCGTATCGGTTAAGCAAATAAAAACTTACTTGTTTTCTCTCGTCGTCGGACAAGTCGTCCCACACAGTTGTGGCTTTCATGTCGATAGCCGCAAGTATATCTTTTATTGGTAGTTTATTAGTCTTCGTAGCCATATAATTCAAGTAATACTATATACTTCTCCCATGCTTTTTGCAAGCCTTTATGTTTCCAACACATTTCGACTGCTCTTTCAGTCATGTAATATTGTCTGCGTTGATGTTCTTCTTCAATGTATGCTTTGTTTGATTTAGAAATTAAAACTTTAGGTCCTTTTCCGTTTATAGGTGCCCCATAGATGGTATTACCACCATCTGGTGAAGTAAAAATCATTTCAGTGTCTTTTTTCTTTTTTCTTTTGTTTGGCATTACAACAACTCTGTGTAATCAATACTTTCACACTGTCTACTGATATCTTTGACAAAGAAAGCACACAGCGGTGATTTTCCCAGAGTGATCGGAACACTTAACAATTGATTATTTTTTATTTTTGGAAAGTGCCATTTAACGTCATTGTAAAAATTAATTACTTTGATATTTCCAAACTCTGCTTTGAAACCATGCAAGGGATTGAATAAAAAAGCATCAAAACCTCTTTCGCCTAAACTTGTGAGTGGTACCACATCAACTGTGTGGCTGTTTTCTTTATCACCCACTGCTATGTTCCAGTCCAACGGCATAGTTATTTCTTGTCCTGCTATTTCTAATACTATTGCTGGACAACTGAATGACTCTACGTATATCATTGGCAAGAAAAAGAAATCAGGTTGTTTTGGATCACTATTGTCCAAAACTGAAAAACGCATGTCTTCGTTTACATGTTCCGGCAATTTGTTCATCTCGTATGCTGTGTCATCTAATGTTAAAATTCTCATTTTGTGTAATCAACCTTTTCTATTGTAAAAGGATAGTTTGCTTCTTTGTAAAACTTCTTCCTTTGAGTTAAATGTCTTTTTGCAAATTTACAAGTGGATGTAATATCCCATATTTGCACAAAGTCTTTGTCTTTTGCCTTTCTTATGCCTCTTCCTATACTTTGTATCACTCTCACAAATGATTTGCCAGGCTCGATCAATATTAGATTGAAAATTCTTGGTATGTTTATACCTACACTGGCTACGCCATACGTTGCAATCAACACTTTATTTGTTGCGTCGCTGATCTCATCATATTGCTCTTTCCTGTCTGCTAATTTTGTTTCTCCTCTTACAAAGACACTGTCTTTAATTAACTCTTGTAATTTTTCACCTGCTGTAATTCTATCTACTAAAACTAAAGTGTTTCCGCCAGTGGATATTTTATCAACTAGTTTAGAAACATATGTAACTCTTGCATCATCTGTAACAAGAAATTTTAATTCTTCTTGATAATTTTTGTGTGCAACTGTGTCAATCATCTGCACAACATTAACATGACAATTACTGAGTACTCCTTTTTCCTGTAATTCTTTTGCACTTATTTGATTTATTACTGGACCTATGCCTGCCAGTATTGCTTGAAATTCAAATTGTTCTTTGGGCACAGTTCCAGTAAGTCCCCATCTTATAGGTGCATGATTTAGATGCTGAGTCAGGAGTTTTTTTAAAACTTCTGCTTTCGCTTGGTGTACTTCATCAATGATTACTGTTTTTACATCATGTAAAAACTCAGCAAGTGTCACTACTGCATCACCGTTTTTACTTTTCTTATCTAATATGTTTAATGATTGCCAAGTGCATATGGTATGGGTTTTGCCTAGTTCTTTTCTATCTCCAAAGTAAACACCGACATCTAGTCCAATGTTTACATAATCTTCTTCTGTTTGTGTAACAAGACTTTTATTAGGCACTATCACTAGAGTTCTTCCTAACGGTTCGCATAACTTGGATAAACATGCTGTGATAATTGTTTTACCTGCACCAGTGGCAACTTCTTGTAGACTTTGTGGATTCTTTAAAAAGTTATTGATTACTTCCACCTGATAATCTCTTAATTCAATATTCTGTCCTTCAGCGATGTGTCCTTTGGGCCATGATTTATCAGACACATAGTTTTTGTCAATGGTTGCAAATTTCAAATCAACTTTTTCTCTTAAGTCTTCCACTTCATCTATTTCAACACCGTTTTCGTGTAATAATTTTATTATTGTATCAAGGTGATTTACAAATCCATTACCACCTAAACCAAAGAAACCAACCTTACCATCCCAGCGTCCTAATTTATACTGAGGAAGATATCTTGCGTACGGCACTTGAAATTTTAATTTATTGGCAATTTTTCTACGTACATCCACAGGAAGATTGTGTATCTTAACATTTACTTCATCCGATATTGTTATTCTACATTTCATATTTTTTCTATTCCCCATACATGATCATTCCACTGAGCATCTGCATTATCGTAATGAATGGTGAGATCATACTGATGTATTAAGTTGTCTATTTTAGCAAAGTGCCTAACAGATCCTAAACTTAACACACATTCAGGCTCCCAAATCTCTTTCATCACGTCTTTAGGAATCTTCTTATTATTAATATAAACTATTTTTGTTGATAAATCAAGTTTATTGTTTATCTTTTGTGATTTAACATAATCATTAAATTTCGCACCTTCTTTTTTGTTTTCTTTTCTAAATAAAACCGAAATTTCATTATCAGAAAAAATATTTTTGGTAATGTTGTGGAAGTTTACCAATTGATCCAAAGGGTTCTTGTCATCTAAAATTACCAGCAGTGGAAATCGATGCAACTGTATTAGGCTGTCTACAATATTAATTAGTGAATGTTCTTTTTGATCTATTTGTATTAAACTGCTTGTTCTATCCATTATTTTTTTCGACAACGGACTTAAAGAACTTTGTGAGGCATGTAGATGTGCTTCGTCAACATGATCAAGTCCAATCTGGACTCTTTTGTCATAATACAGATATAAATTTTCTAGATTAGGTTGTCCTAATTTATCTATTAAAGGTTGTGCTATAATAGGTGTAATGTTTTTAATTTTAAAGTTGTAGATCCCTGGCACATAATCTTCTTTGTGTAGATTGAAGTTTTCAATTTCATTATATATTTTTAGTACATCAGAATCAATATTCTGAATTAAATTTTTAAAAAGACTGACTGTTTTGTAAATTATTTTTTCGGTAAAAGGCAGTATATGTTTGTAATTGTCTGACTTGTAGTGTTCTGAAGGAAACAAAATTAATTTTTTAATTTCTCCAATAAGTTTACTATACTTCATATTGAATGGGAACCTCACAACTAAACATTTGCCTGCATTTTGATGGTATTTCCATCCTGCACCGTCTGTGTTATCGGAATAATTTTCTATTGCAATATACTCACTTCTGTCTATTTTTCTCAATGGCAATCTTAAATTGTTGACACTGCTTTCAATGTCCACATCTTTTTCAATAAAGTCTTGTTTATATCCTGTTAGTAATATTTTTTTGATTACTTCATATTGTCTATCAGACAATGCCTTACCTTTAAAAGTTGAATAAGCAATGCTGGTCAAAATTCTATGGTCTTTTTCGGCAATAGTAAAGTTTTCAAAGTCCTTGCTTTTTAGCAAGCCGCTCATTAACTCTATACAGTCTTCTATTTTGAAAATACGCATTCCATTATTATAATGGATTTTGGTTAAAAAGTCAATCGTGAAAAAGGAATGCCTTGTGCTATTTCTTCAATAGTCCACTCTGTATGTGTGTAATCGTTGAGCCATTGCTGTCTATCAGGGGTCTTTGGGCTGTTAATGGTGCTGAAATCTGTGTTTCCAACATCGTATGCTAGACTTTGTTCACCCACAAACGCAGGTACGCCATTCAATACAGCATGTATGCCTGGGTTACTGCTGTGGCTGACAACTGCCCAAGCATTGGAAAAATTTAAGTCAAAATCATCATATGTGTTTGCAATTTGTTTTGGAACTTCGTAACTGACATTTTCTAATATAGGTGGATTTTGTAATGGACATCTTGGATGAGATCTCACAATTATTTTTCTATCTGTGTGTTGTCTTATTTCTTGCACAGTGTTTTCGACGTATCTAGGTAGTGCAGGCATATTGGCCCACTGTTCACTTTTGTCGTGTTGTAGACACAGTAATATGTGTTCGCCTTGATTGCGCCAAGGACGCAAAGTTACATCTAATTTTTTTGCTCTTGCATCATCATTATTTTTAGGACCAAAGTCTCCTGATCTATTGATACCGTTTATACCCACTTTCCATGTGTGATTTCTTTTGATTCCGCCCACTTCTAAAACTAAGACATTTTTATTTTGTTGTCTGAAATGACTCCATATGGATTTGTTGCCAGACATTCTGCCATGCCAAAGCAATGACCAAATGACAGGAATGTCACAGTGATCATCAATAACCACAGTGTGTCCTAATGCAGTTAGTCCTTTTTGTACAGCATCAAACACAGGTTTGCTGTTTAATGATCCATGTTTGCGGTAAAGTCCAAATTTCATTGTAAATACATTTATTATGACCAAATATTCTGTTGTTACCACATTTAACCAAAAAGGTTATGATGTGTACGCAAATAAATTTATCAAAAGTTTCAACGACAAAGTGGATAATAGAATTCCCCTCACAGTGTATGCAGAAGATTGTTCTCCCACAGGAGATTCAAGAACACTGATTTTTGATGCAAAACAATCACTGGATAAATTGAACACATTCAAGCAAAAGTGGGGTTCGATACCAAAAGCCAATGGCAAGTGTCCACCAGAAATCAAAGCCAGAAGACCCAAAGATTGGCACAAAGAATTCAAATGGGACGCAATTAGATTTTCAAACAAAGTGTATGCCATATTTCACGAAGCCCGACGCACAGATGCTGACATACTGATATGGATGGATGCCGACAGCATTGTTCACAGCACAGTCACGCAGAAAGATTTTGAAAGAATGCTACCTTCATCTTTTGATATTCATTATCTAGGAAGAGGAAAAAAATGGCCAGAGTGTGGATTTTATGGAATGAATTTACGTTCTTCAATGTGTCAAGATTTTCTAAAACAATTCGAACAAATGTACGATGATGCAGAAAAAGGAATATTTACATTAGATGAATGGCATGATTCTTTCGTGTTTGATGCTGTATTAAAAAGACACAAACAAAAATTTCCTACCAGTGCTATTAAAGATTTTAGTGGACATCTTATAAGTGGAGAAGGACATCCATTAATAAATTGTGAATTAGGAGCATACTTCGATCATCTAAAAGGCGACAGTAGAAAAGCAAAAGGAAAAAGTTTGTCTACTGATTTAAAAATTACTCGGGTTGAGAACTACTGGAAGCAGGTTTAGTGGCCCATTTTCTCATGTGAAGCCAACATTTTCCTCGTTTCACTTCATCCAAAGTCCAATGCATCTGAGCCAGTCTTTCTACAAATAGTTGCCTATCGAAATCTTTATGATCTTCAATTTCATTGAAAGAATGATGAGAAACTGTGCTGGATTGAGCATTGACGGGATCTGTTAGGAAAGTAGGAATACCTTCAATCACGCTGGCACAAGTCGGACTGCTGTTATGTCCTACTAAAGAGTGTGCTGTATAAAAATCTTCTTCCAGTCCTCTAGTGGCACTTATAAAAATATCTTTGAACACTCCAGGATCTCTTTTTGACCAATTGGCAATGGCTTGTCTGTGTTGGGCTGTATTTTTATCACCGGGATGAAATCTAATCAATATTGATCTGTCAGTTCTCATTCTTAATTCTGTGATAACGTATTGTAGCCAGTCTTGCACTGATCTTCCGTCCATGCTCCAACCGCCGTCACGTTGACAGCAAACCAATATGTGTCCGTCTTTTTGATTCAATCTCCAAGGTTTTAATTCAATGTTTAAATCTTTGCTTATAATTTTCCATCTTTCTGGACTAGGAGTATTGTTACAGTATTCTGCTGTGTGTGGAAAAATGCCATCATATCCATATCTTAGATAGCCTCTAGTCTGTGCAGGATCTTTCCACAGAAACAAACTGCTGTCCACTATGATACAACGTTTATTTTTCCGTATTTGATTTTCATAAATTTCTTTACGCAGATTTAAATGAGTACTGTTTTTACTGTTTTTATGAACAAACCCTTGTATAACTGCCACATCTGCATCAATCACAGATCGTGAACTTGTTACCATGCCTTTGTCACCGCAACGATTGACACCTTCGATAAAATTTCTAATGATCATAGGCTTTTGTGGATTTTTATTTCCAGGAGGTATCACTTTCATGTATGCAATTACTGAAATCATTTTAAATCATATTCCTTCATAATCTTCATTGCGATACCGTGTTCCAATTCAAAAGGAGTGTATTGACAATAGGATAACCATTTTAACCAATGTCTCACTTGATCTGGATTTGGTCTGTAAGGCTGTTCTATTCTTGACAAATCCTTCAATGTAACATGATCTGCGGCTGTGGGTGCAGTAGCAAATGCTGGAACACCGTGGCACACTGATTCAATTGCCGCGATAGACTGATAGGTCACCACAGCGTAGACATTGTCATTATCCAATTGTGCAAATAAATTGTTACCGCCCACACGCTCTCTCCTTAATCCTTTATCTCGGATTATGATCGGTCTATCTGTGTGTTGTTTTAATTTTGCAGTGGTTTCATCAATCCATTGTTGTCTTGTGATACCATAAAACTTGCAAGGTTTTTCTGATGGTGTTACTAACAGAATACTTCTTCCTGCTGGTTTCCAACCATTAAAATTAATTTCTGGATGACGCTGAGAAAATCTAAGAAACCTGTCTTCTGGAACTTCTCTTATCTGAGTGTGTTGCACATTGTTTTTTACTAATCTATGATAATGTTTTCTTTTCACAAGATTACCAACATATCCAGTGTCTATGTAATAAAAATCTCTATGTGTCCGCCAACATTCATGTATTATTTTTCCTTTGGTCATGCCTCGCAATACAACTGGATTATTAATGGGAGACTGTTTGACTGTGTTCCAGACACCATATTCTGATTGGGTGCCTTTCATAAAATCTCCTATGATAGCGTCTTCGTGATCAAGTGCGTAGATCATTTTAATTTTTATACTGTCCAGTCTTTCAATTGCTGTTTAGTAGGTTTGTGTGCTTTGACTTTTTCTACCTTGCCACCTTTTGCTAAAAATTCTTTCATCTTAGCATCCAGTTCTTTTTGTTTTTCTTGTGGAGTTTTTTCTATTTCTCCTGCAACGTAGGGTCTATTGATACCGCTGTATTTTGGCATTTATTCTCCTTTCTTTTTGTTATTCATCATTGAGTTTAAGTAATCTTTCCAAACATCACCGTATTCACAGTTACGATAATTTTTGAACCAAGGGCCGCCTTCTGTGTAGTGCAAGGCTTTTGGCTCACCATCTTGTGGAGACTGATACCATCCCACAAGCCAATTCCAAGTGTGATCCAGCGAACCTATTTCTTCGTCTTTCAGCCAACTGAATCGATGAAAGTATGCTCCATCATAATTGGGATTGTTTACTAAATCCACTGTTAATTTTTCGTTTGATTTATGTCCACAGTTGTACAGCACAACAGAACTCCAATTTTTTCTTGGATACACAGTTTGTTTTTGTCCATCCATTTTTATTCCCGGCTTAGGAGTATAATCGTGTTTGACGCACATCACAGCATACTTGTCATCTGCTTGATCAAATAATTTTTTTATATCTTCTATGAAAACAATATCCGAATCGCAAAACAGTGCCCAACCTTTATAATTTTCTAATGCTGGTATTAAGAATCTTGTGAATGTAAATTCTGTTGATCCTAGGTTGTCCAAACCTCTCCAGTACCATTTATCCTGGCGTAATTTTTGTTGGTTTAATGGCACAATTTCTGCGTCAGTGTTTTTAGAAAGGATTGAGTGCTCACACACTTGATAAGTGATATCTTCTCTTGTATCATATCCTATAAAAATCTTCATTATACTTGTAATTTAACCTCAAATCCGTTTTCATCTAGGAACTTCTGAACCGTCCATTTAGGTTTCCATCCTAATTTTTTCATTGCCGTGGGATCTGCTTGGGAGTGTTGTCTCTCTAAAATAGATCCTTTTTTCATTGGCAAATTGGGTGCTATATCTTTAACATAGACTGATTCTCCTGTACCTATATCAATTGATCCTGTAAACGTGCTGTCCATTAAAATTGTTATTGCTTCGCAAACATCTTCTATGTGTACAAAATCTCTGCTGTGGTCTGTTACGTACTCTAAAGTCCCCATGAGCAGTCTATCAAAGAACATGCCTTTTCTATTTGTTGCACCATACACTGTGTGAAATCTCATTGCCACACTGTTGTTGTGAGGGATTTTTTCTATTATGTGTTTAGATGCGGCATAAGGATTTAGCCACGGTTCATATTGTGTGCTTGAACTTGCAAACAATACTCTTTGATTTTTATAATGTTTTAAAATTTTTTGTGTGGCAATAACGTTGTTATCCCAATATTGTTTTGGATTTTCCATTGATTGTCTTACCCCACCTATGCCTGCGAGATGAATCACAAGGTCAACGTCTGGTAGCGGAGAAGTTAAAATATTTTTTTTGTCTAAGAGATCGATGCCAATCACTAGGTGATCAATTGACAGCATTTTTAACAAGTGCTGTCCTATAAATCCTCTATGTCCTGTGAGCAAAATTTTCATTATGCTTTTTAGTATAAACTAAATGGTCTAATTTGTCAACAATTAGGATTTCGTTCCAATTGTTCGACGTTGAATGTCATCGTGATTGAACTCTGCCCAATACAGTTCAAAAGCCACACCGTCTTCTACACCTTCAAACTGATGAAATTTTCCCGGCTTAACTGTGGTATAATCTCCTGCTTCTAACACAGTTTCATCAACCAATCCAGTTTGTTCTGCATCTTGCCATACTCTAACGATCATTTTACCAGACTCAACAAAAAATCCATTCCACTTGTATTTGTGTTGATGTTCTGAGCATTTGTATCCTGCTTTAAACTCAATACGATGGAATTCCAAAACACCGTTGGCATGTATCAATTCTGTTTTGCCCCAAACTTTTCCTGCTTTCATTTCTTGCTTCTTCCACAAAAGTAAAATTGTTTTGTGTCAAATTCACTTTCTATTTCATCTGGATAAACTCTATCAATTGATTCTACAATAAAGTGTTTTTCTAAAGTTTTTAGCACATTAGAAACCGTTCTGTATTTGGAACTGTAATTAGATTTTAGTTTATCTGAATACACATTCACATATTCGTCTTCATTTTTAAGCGTACAAGGTGTTCGTAAAAACAATTTTTTTGTGTTTAAAGATGCATAAATTTTTTCTATAACTTCGTCTTCGAAAATAAATGGCAACATTCCGGCACAAATTATATTATCTACTGCTGGCAGTGTGTTTAAATTATCTTCATATACATTAAAGTTTCGTGTTTGTACTTTATTATTTAAATTTTTTATTAAATGTGTTGCGAAATCATATCCGTGATATTGATTGAAGTCCGTAAGTTCGACCAAACAATTTAGCAATGCTCCGTCACCACAGCCTAAATCAAGTAAAGAATCTCCTGAAAGTCTAGGAACAAGGTACTGTAATTCATGTAAACGTCTTTGTTTTATTGTACCGTACTCTGGATATGATTTTTGTGCGGTCCAGAATTCTTTAGCAACACTCTTACTCATACGAAACGTCCTTGTGTTTGTATGCTCTATCTCTGTGAAATTCTTTGTATACTTCGTAGCCTAAGTCTGTCATAAGGGTAGCAATTTTATCATCAGTCCACCCGTATTTTCCACCAGACTGATTCCATTCAACAACTATAAGAGGTTTTGCTCTTTTTATTGTTTCTGTTGCACCAACGATTGTTTCCCACTCAGAGCCTTCTATATCTAAATGAATACAATCTGGATCAACTCCTAATGAATCTAGTTTAATTTTAGGTATATCACCGTTTGGTTCTATATAGTTTGCTCCTAAATTTTTACGTCCTTTAAAATCAGGTGCAACCATTTTTACAGGATCGTTATCATTGCCTAATGCAGTTTGAAATTTAAACACATTTGTTTCAGGACAGTTATTGATTAGGCACACAAACCATCTGTGGTCTGGTTCAAATGTAATTACTTTTTCAAACATTGTGCTGTAAAGTTTTGGATAAAGTCCTGCATTACCACCTGCTTGAATTATTAATTTTCTTTTGTTTTGTGGTAACATTTTTATTATTTCATTTGGAAAATGAATAATGTTTGGAGAGCCGTCACTCCAAGCCGCTCTTTCATTTTTATGGAAAAATTCCCAAGTTAATATATCTTCTCTGGGCCATAACCATTCTCCTTGCATGTATGGTCCTGCTCTATATTCTAAATTGTTTGCATTTAAAAAATCGTTTGTTCTTTTAATCGAATCTACTGGGTATATAAATTTATTTTTCATTTTGAATCTATTGTGTTAGTTCCTGCGTTCCAAATCTGTGTTACTGGTTCAATATTGTCTTTGTGTTCTATTTTTTTAGCCGCAAACCAAAGTAAAACATCGTTTGTTGCCCACTTTCCTTTATTTGCGTCTGCAACATTATTTATGGCCCAACCTTTTTTATGACTTAGATATGAATCCAATAATTCAAAACCATTTTTTTTAATAAATGTTGTAATTGCAACAGGATCTGTAACGTGTATACCGTGTCGCCAATAACCATGTACAGGACTTACACCTATGAAGTGTCCACCAACTTTTACTAATTTAAGTGCGTTACTCCAAGCCGTGTGGGCGTCCCATATATGTTCTATTGTGCCAAGGTTAAAAACGGTTTCAAATTTTTGATGTAAGTGAGTCAAGTTTCCAGTTAAATCTGAATAGTCTCCACCATCTGGATCTATAGTTTTATAATCGTCAACTTTAAAATATTCTTTAGGACTAATTGTCATGTTAGTTGCTTGATTCCCTAACATCAAAAAAGGACTTTTGTAATACGCTCTGTACTTTTCATAATTTTTAAGATGTTTGTTTATTATTGTCATATCCAATATTTTTTTACTAACGGGTTATCTTTTTGCAAATGAGGTTTCTTAGATCTGCCTGCGTATATGGTAAACACAGGTGAAGGAAGAGGATCTTTTTGTTCAATCATGTGATGTTGCCAATTGATAAATTGTCCGACTTCGTCGTCCATAAATTTCATATTTGTTAAAGATGCCTGTGTGTATGCTTGGTCTCCTATTAAGTTTCCTTTGTGATATTTAGACATTATTGCTTGAGTATTACGTTGAAAATTTTCGTAGACAAAAGAATAATCACCTTGCCAACTCATTATACTGCTATTTGCATTACCGCTTGTTGGATTTACACTCTTAATCATATAAAAATTTTTGTAATCTAATTTGTCTAAAATATGTTCAAAATTATTACAAATAATAATATCTAAATCCAAATAAAATACAGGACCATTAAACAAATTAGGCCTGAACAATTCAACTTTACTCCACCATCCTAACCAATTATGTTTTAATGGAATTGTTGCAATAGGAAGATTTACATTTGATAAGCAACTAAACTGATGCGGCTTTTTGTAGTTTCTTGCGATCATATTTTTTAATTTTAAAACGTAATCGTGTGAATATGTAGTTCTTTTGTTTCGTTGATACACACATACAAAATTAATCATCGGAGTTCCATTCATTACAACTGTATACTGAATTAGGATAGAACCTAATATTATTTTTGTTCACTAAATTTTTTATAAAACTTTGCAAGTCAAAGTTTTCATTAATATCATTTATTGAAATAGGCAAGTTTACGATATAATATGGAGGCTTATGCCAAGTTTCACCACTTGGTATTTTTATATTATTTTTTACAGCATTAATAATATCTGTGTGAGTATATTTTTTAAATTCTATACGTTCACCATCAGGAATAGAAAATTCACTTAAACGTGTGATTTGATTATTCTTTTTGAAATGGACATTGTTTGTTAAAAATATATCTTTGTATGGTATACACAAACAAGGAATAAATTTAAATCCTAATTCTTTCATTGCTTGTAATCTATTGTTTCCATCTACAACAATTTGTAAATCTTCATGAATACCTATTGTGATAGGGTTGAAAAATATTTTTTCTTTTACTATTTTTTCTTTAAGTTTGGTTACTTTTTCATCATCAAAATCTTCATAAATTTTAAGTTTTTCAATTGGCAATATCTTTAAATTGTTAATGTGTTCTAAATCTTTTCTATCATCATGAATAATTCTTTGTTTTATTTCCGTGCTAGAAATTCCATCTGTTCTTGGAAATAGCATTAGTCTTATATTTTGTTCTTTTAAGTATAATAATGCGTTTGTACGGTCTCCACTGTGTACATAATCGTCTCCTTGTACAACTACGTTTGGTTTAATTTTAGACCACAACTCTCTTTGATCAACATCACTGTACTTGACTATTTCATCTACAAAAGGTAATGCTTTTACCTGTTTTTCTCTTTCTTCAAAATTTAGTGTAGGATAATTTCCTTTAGACTTCTTAACTGATTCGTCATCTTGTATGCCAACAATTAAATAATCACCTTGTTGTTTTGCTCTTGTTAAAATGTTAATGTGTCCTAGGTGGAGTGTGTCAAAAACTCCTGATGTCATTACTTTAATCATTTTTCTTCCAATAAGTTTTCCATTTTTGCACTTCATCGGGTTTGTCGAAATCATCTGTTTCGTCATCAATATTGGTCCAATTTGTGTTGCAAATGTATTGAGTTCTTTTGACAGTTTTACGTTGTGGCGGTGAATTCAAATTCCATTTTCCCGAATGATATGCGTATAGGTCCCAAGACCAACATCGATTTATTTTCTTGTCCCAAAAGGCTTTGCACACTAATTTTAACCAGTGCCAAAACGTGTCATCGCTTTTAAATGCCCAAAATTCTCCATATTTTTTCAATGCATTTCCTTTCGCACGTCCATAATAGTTTGTTGTGCCATTAAGAATTGTTTTAATTGCATTTTCAGAATAATAAACATCTCCATATAACCATATATTACCTTTTAGTTCTTCACAACCTAACAAGCAACCTAAATCGTTGCCTTTCATAGTGTTTACAAATTCATTATATTGAGGATACATTCCTTTTTGGGCCACAGTTACCCAAATATCATTTTGCCCATTTTCTTTTAGAAGTCGCACAGTTCTATCAACTAACTTTTCACCTTGTACAGTGATAGAGTGTCTATTAAAACTTTTTGCAGTTCCCCCAGCCATAATGATTATTCTCATACATCTATCCTTGTGTAACTGTTCATACTTTTTTTACTTTTGTCTAACCAGTACTTTGGATTGATTCTGCACAAACTGTATTTGGTTTTAGTTAGTGCTACAGACTGTACATTAACATGAACATCTGCCGGAAGTACACCTTTGTTTTTAGCAAAGTCTATTAATGATTTTGCACCTTGTGGTTTTATTATGTAGGCATGAAGACCTTTTATACACTCTTTGTCGTAATAATGAAATCCACTTTTAAAAGTGTGTGCTTGTGTTTTGGGTTGATGTGCGATAACATCATAATTTTCAAACAGTTTTAAATGATCTTCGTAAACTTTAGAAGTTCTGCTGTAAGCATCAAGATTGCACAGTTCTGAAAATTTGTTCACAATGTCTTTAGGTATAGGACGTATGAATAATGCATCATGTTCTAGTATCATTATTGGTTCATTCAGTTCAATACATTTTAACCATAGTAAATAGTGTGAACAGAAACAACCTCTTACACCTTTTGTGTCTCTAGATTTTTTTAGTTTGGGAAATGGTCGCAAATTTAATTTTTTATAGACAGGAGCAACATCGTCTAGATGTACAGCATCAAATTTTTCAATATTGATGTTAAATTTTTTTCCAGATGCAATACAATCCTTGGACAGTTCTTCCGAAAAAGATCTGCCTTTCATTGTTATTACATAGGCTTTATGATCATAATGTTGCATCTTCCATTCCTGCGACTCTTAACTTGGTAATATTAGTTATCTGCCATTGCTTTTGGTCGAGGGCTTTAGTGATGCCGAGCCATTTGTTTCGCAACAGTGCAAACTCGTTGATGATTTTTTCATAATCAACTACGTCTGCTTCACCGTCTACATATTTCTCTACATCACGACTGGATAATGCACGTTGATAGTTTTCAAGATATTTTTTGAAATGTTTACTTCGCAGTCTTCTCAATTCAATGTTGAGATACTGAAGAATTGCTTCTATTTCTTGTAATTGGTTGAATCTTTGTTCAACTATACCAGGCATAGCGGCTGAATTTTTTTCAAGATTACCTTTTATTCTACATTCAAGTCTTGCTTGATCCAATTCTTGTTCATAATGTTGAATAGCCATTGGAATCTGACTAATGTCTCTAGCAATCTTTTGATACCAGCCGCTCATTATTAATAGTCTTCGTCTTTATCGTCAAGATCCAGATAATAATTAATTGCTTTGTCCAAATCTTCATCTGAACCCAGTGATTCTTGCAAAGCCTCATCTTCGATTCCGTGATCAGCCATTATGTCTATGTACTTTTCAGCCAATACGTCTATCTGTTTCTTATCTGCGTGTGCTTTGAAAAACTCCCAAAGTTCAGTAAACAATCTACTTTCGATCATTCAGTAGTCTCCTTTGTATCTTTGTTTTCCGTTTCTTTTTCTTCTTCTTTAGAAACAATACTGTCGAAATCTTTCATAATATTGTCCAATAGTTCTCCACCACTTTCCCATACTTTACGATATTCTTTAGTTTCTGTTCCTTTTGAATCAATGTATTTTAGTCTATTTCCGTCTTTAATTAAAATACCTTTCTTTTCGAAAAGATCAACCAGTCCTGAGTAAGGATTCATTCCAGTTTCATATGGAATCTTGACTTGCACACCTTCAAAAGGTTTAGCATATCTAGTTTTCATTACTTTACAGCCGGCTCTAATACCACGTACATCTGTAACTTTGTTACCTTCTTCGTCTTCTTTCAGTTTCAACTTCTTCATTGCAACCACAATAGATGATGCATAGATAAAACCTTGTCCGCCTGATATTTTATCATCTGGATCAAACATGTCTTGTGATGCATATGTGTGGTTAGTTGCCACAAGTCCTACATTGTGTGAACCAATCATATTAACAGTGTTTCTTACAAGTGATGTAAGTGCTTTAGGTTTTCTACCCATGTCACCCTTCATATCACCTTTGTTAAACTGATCAACATCAGTTGGAGTCAACAACATACCCAACGAATCAATCACAAACAATACTTTTGGTCTGTCTTCATCGTTCATTGCTCTGTAGTCTTCCATAAATGTTGAGATTGTTTTTGCAACATCATCAATCATGCTCATGTTAAGTTTTAATAATTTTTTTTCATCAGTGTCTACATCTAATGCTTTCAACCATGTTTCGTCAAGTGCATTCTCTGAATCAATTAATACCACAAAAATACCTTGATCTTGTGCCGCTTTCACAATGTTACCTGAACATATGTACGACTTACCTGCTCCAGATTCTCCTGCAAACACAGTCACTTTTCCCAACGGAACACCTTTATTGAAATCACCACTCACCAAATAGTTCAATGCGTAGTTACCTGTAGAGATCCAATCTGTTGGATCATTAAATCCACTGCTCATTCCTGTGATGGATTTTGTTAAAGTTTTTCTAAACTTACTTACGTCAAATGCTTTTACCATAATTTATTTCCTTAATTTATGTGGGAGCCTTGCGACTCCCACAGTATTATTATTTGCCTTGTCTTGCACGGATCATCGCAAGGATGTCTTCCGCACTGTTGTTTGTGTCTGATGCTACAGGTTTCTCTGCAGGTGCTGTTTCAACCTTTGGAGTTTCTGTTGCTGTCGATTGTGCCATTGGAGCAGGTGTTTCTGCTTTTGGCGTTACAGGGTCACCAGTTTTTGCTGATACTCCTGCTGGTCTAAAGTACTGACCAAACTTTTCTTGGTCATACGGTTCACCATCAACCGATGCTTGGAACATTTCCTGCATCACTTTTACATCAACATCTGATGGTTTCTTTGGAAGAAACTCAGACAAGTTGTATAATTGAAATTGATTTATAGCATTATTTTCTTCATCTGTCAATGCTCTAGATTTTCTAGACCATGTAGATGTTGAGTAATCAGCATATCCGCCTTTGGATGTTTTGATTATTCTAAAGTCTACACCGTTTAATAGATCAGTTGGAAGGTCTTCCATGTCTGGATCCATTAATGCACCTTTAATGATTTGGAAAATTTGCGGACCAATTATAAATCTTCTAATTGGGTTTGCTGGTGTTGATTCCTCATTTAGAGGATCTTCTTTGACGAAGCCTTGGAAAATATAACTTCTTTTTTTCCAATATTTTCTGCCCATGTCCTCTAACTTAGGATCTTTGAACCATGCTCTAACTTCTGTCAGAATAGGACAAGTTTCTCCATACATTTCCATACATGGAACTTGAACTTGCACAGGTCTTGAATCAGTATCACCTTTAATTCCTGCGAAAGGTAATTTAATCATCAATCTTTCTTTCCAGAAGAATGTGTTTTCTTTGTCACCGTCTGGTAGAAATCTAACTGTTGCTTGTTCTGACTCTTTAAGATTCCAGAATGGATAGATAGCATTGTCGCCACCTGATCTGGTTGAGCCTGTTGATCGTGTTTCTTGTTCTTTTAGTTTTGCACGTATTTCTGCAAGTGTTGCCATAATATTAGCCTCCTTTATATTTTGCCTTTATAGCGTTTGTGCCTTTAATGTTTTTGTAGCACATAGTATCATATACTACAATAACTTGAGTATTTAGTCAACAAGTAATTATCTGGGTGTTTTACCGAATTATATTAGATGCCTGCTAGTTTTTTGATTTTGGCAATTTCTGGATCTTTGTTTGCCATTAAGTTTTGGATTGTTTCCTGTGCAGTTCTAACAGCATTGTCGCCGAACTTCTTCTCTACTGAAGTCAGCACTGCTGTTTCACCTTTTGGAAATTGGTTAGATGTGTAGTCAAAGAAACTTTTCACAAAGTCTTCCACAGTTTGCTCTTTGTCTTTGAATGATTTTTCTTCTTGATCTTCCATGCCAAATTTAGAACGCATTCTGTCTGATTCGTAATCGTAATCTTCTTGTGCGGCTTTCAATGCTTCTTCGTGTTCTGGACCGCCTGGTTTAATCATCTCGTTGGCAAAGTCATCGTCTACTTTGTGATTTCCATCGTATGTGTATTCACCTCTCAAAGAGTTAGGATCAACTTTACCATTGATGGCCTTGTAATGAATTTTACCATATGCCATTTCGCCATCATCACCTGGCAGTTCGTATTCAAATGAACCTTCGTAATCTGTATCTAGATCGTGTGCTGTTGTTTTTTCTTTCACGTCTTTGTTTCTTAATTTGTCGAAATTTTTGCTTAAGAAATCTATTGCCTCTTTGGCATTGTTAAACGTTGTTACACTTTTGCCGTCTTTGTCTAATATATCATGCACAATCTTTCCATCTTTGCCCTTGTACATAGACACATAAGGTTT